CCGCCTTCAGGAGTTTCATTTCCTTCTGGAGTCGTACCTGCTTCTGCTTGTGCGCCTGCTTCTGGTTCAGTGCTAGCTGCTGGAGCCTCATCAGCGATTGGTGCAATGCCGACTAGTCCGTCAATTTGCTCTAAGATATCTGTTGCTTGTTTATCATCTTGCATGCTGTTCATTCCTCCTTCTGCTTCGGTAGAAGCTGCCTCAGTCTGCAAAGTAGTGTTCTTGTGAACAACCTGAGCATTACTATCAGCAGGAACGTTTACCCATGAGATTTCATCGAAGCTCATTTCACCGATAATCCAGTGTGCCTGTTTACCCTCATATGTACGTCCTTTCATGTGGCCACAATAACCTTCTTTTACAAGGTCTTTCCCACAGATGTTGCAAATAGCGCTACTAGTGTTACCACCAATACTAAGAGTTTGATAACGGCCATCGAGTACCTTTTCAATGGTAGCTTTGTCCGTAATCTCTAGCTCTAGCTCAATCGTTTGCTTATCAGGTGCGAGATTGGATTGCTTAAAGTGCGCTGACTTTACGCGTCCAAGTGGTTCCTCATGAACGTTGTGGTTCTTAATGACAGGCTTATTGTACGGGCTTGTCCAACTATCTACGCTCTTCTGTAAGTTATCAGCAGGATAGAACGTGCTGTTCCTTGTCAGTCCAGAGTGGATAGCCTCCACGACAGTTGTGATCTTATCAGGTAGGGTCTTGCTGGATTTCGCTGATTCTTGAAGATTCAATAAAGCCTGCTTAGGAATCGTTGCTTCTACAGATTCGTGGATGTTGATTCGTCGAGACATTACTCCACCTCCTTATCCATTGTTTCTCCGACTGTCATGTATGCGTCGTATGCGCGTGAAGCAATATCAGAAAGCCTCATGTTCATAACGTCGTATAGTCCGCCAATCGTTTCATAAATACGTGCGTCTTTTTGTGAGCCTGTCATTTCGTTTACGGTATCCATTATCTCGTCATGGAGACGTTCACAGAGTTTGTGTAAATGAGCTGTATACGGTTTCGCGTGGTCAACACCTAGATGATGTTGCATCACTTGTACAAGATCTTCCTCTGTTAATCGAACAATCTGAGAAAGCTCAGCAAGTCGCTGTTCGTCGCCTTTGTCCAGATACTGGTCAATGAGCTTCGTTATCGCTTCATGTGAGTAATCAAATGTACGATCCATACTCTCGAGATATCTAACCTTGAAGTCAGAGTCTGTTTCCGCTTTCACTTTTGGTGAAGGCTTCGTCCCATTCTGATTCGTCGGTTTGTTTTTGTTGTTCGTTGCTGGCGTTCCAGCTTCTGGAGCTGCTGCTGCTTTCGCGGCCGCCTGTTCAACGGCAACAGGAATCGTAACTAGACTCATAAACATCGTTGCACGGTCCGTGATTGGATCGCGTCCGAGTAACGTACGCATTTCGTCTTCGGTAATAACGTTGTGTTCGTACTGGAAGATGGCATGGTTCTCAGCCTTGATCTTGGCATCCACATCAATCTCTTTAAATACGAAGTCGACATCGTCATCTGGATTTAACACAGGGTCAAATCCACCTTCCATGAGAAGCTCTTTAACCATGAATTCGTCAACGAATATGGCCATGACTTTCTGGAAAGCTTTTACACGGTCTGCGAATTCACCAGATAAGTTATCACCTGTTGAACGGTTCGCTGTGTTCCCGCGACCCATCATTAACTCTGATACGCCAAGACCTGTGAATACGCGCTGTTCAAAATACCGAAGATATTGTTCCGCGTCGATGATCTTATCAGCAGATACGGCTGTGATGCTAACGCGTTCGCTAGTAACAAACCCTGCTTCTAAGTCCATGTTCTCGAACTCATCTCGTACTAAGTCAACTTCTCCCTGTTGTCCAGGAAGTTCTTCTGATCCTACTTTAATATGTAAGAGTGGATGTAAGTTTCGGTATATCAGACGAAGAACAGTTTCTTCAGCTTGTCGGAGTGATCGAATGTCATCTAGCGCACTAAGCAAGAATGGTGTAGCAAAGGCTGTACCTTTCTCCCGCTTGTAGTACACGTGAACGACATCGGTTACTTTAAATTTCACTGGCTTATCTGATCCTTCTACTTCCTGTTGCCATCCCTTAACCGTACCGTTCTTATCTCTTAACATAGAGACAGTCGTTACGTTAATTGGGAAATAACCCACAACAGGTGCTTCGCCCCCTAATCCTTGCACGTTGATACCAGTCTTGGTACCTCCCAGAAGGTTTCCTTTATCACGGCCTTTGACGATAACAACGTTCCCATACTTCACAAGATCTTCTGCAATCTCGATCCATAATTGGTCAGTTGGCATCTGTGTCATTTCTGCCATCAGTTTAAGTCTCATTCGTACGTAGTCTACAGCCGCCTGGTTCTTACCTGTAATGTCCCAGCCCGACTTGAACATCATCTCTATGTATTTATCAATAGCTTGTCTCACGTATGCTTCTGTGTCGTATGCGTTCGTGATTTGTGTCAAATCAAATGGAGGGGCTTGAAATTCTCGGCTCGTACCAACATCCATAGCAAGACCAATCTTTTTGACAACCGTCGCTGCTGGGTCACGCTTTACACTTCCGCCACCGCCACCACTTGTTGGTGCTTCATTGAGCCAACCCGCAAAACGCTGTCTCCACGATTTATTACTTGCCATTGATTTATCGCCTCACTCTGCTATATAATGACGCAGCCTACTCTATGGAAAGAATCCATACCTAAGCCACCGCACCTCGGCTACGCATTATATTATTTCTTCATGCTTTTGAGTGTCTGCAGCGCCTTCAGTATTTCATGGATATAGGTAGAACCTAATCCACCTATTGCTCCTGCTAATACACATCCGATGTAATACGCTATTGTATTCTTGTCTTCAAATAATGAAATGCCAAGAACTAAAGCTGCTGTAATCGGAACAATGTAAGAGACCGCAATCTTAACTTCTGATGCACGTTTAGACTTTTCAATCTGAACCTTCATCATGTCCACCAATACTTTTGTGACGGCAGATATTGTTAGGAGCTTAGCTCCTAGTGTTGAGAGGTCTACTATTTCTAACACGTCAAGCACCTCGTCTAGTTAACTAGTTTATTAAGAGCAGCTCTTGTAGCGGGTCCGAAGATACCATCTGCAGGATTACAGTGGACACTTTGGAAACGGCTTACTGCATCTTCTGTACCTGGCCCATAACTACCATCGACATCGCATCTAAACTTCGCAGCGTTAAGCGCTGTCTGCAGTTGTTTCACTGCAGTGCCCTTAGAGCCTTGTCTTAGGACAATCGTTGGTATGATGTATTTTGTAGCCTTAGCCTTAACTGCAGGTTTAGCTTTCGCTTTAATTGCAGGAACTGGTGTAGGTGTTGGTTTAGGTACTGGTTTGCTTATTGGTTTAGGTGTTACTGGTGCTGGTGCTGAATTAGCTGGACGTTTACCTGCTTTAAGTTGAGAGATACTCAAACCGAAAGTCATTTGTAAATGTGGGTAGTCACGGAAGCTTTTCCAATCCCCGCCCCATTCAAATCCAAGTTTCTTCGCTTCGCTTGCTACTGCACGCCAATCTTCGTTCACTACCCAAACTGCTTTGCCATCTTTAACTAAACAATAGTCAATCGCAAGTCCGTAGTTGTGATATGATGTTCCGCCCTTAGCCTTCGTTACGATAGGTCCAGGAGCTGTGCGGCCTTTTGCATACAACGCATTCTGTTCATCAATAGTCCGAAGACCATGAGTGATAATCATTTCGATACCTTTTTGTTCACAGATAGCGAGTAGTTCTTCAGTGGCTTTGCGCACGGTTGGATGTAATCCGTCTAATTTTCCCATTCGTTAGTCGCCTCCTATTCTCAGCAGTGATATTCTCAATACTGAGACGTGGTTTAGAGGTTAATGCTCCAAACCTTCTTCCTCACCTTAATACATACCTGAAAGAGAGCCTCTTTTGTTACAACACTTAAAAATTTGTTGCAACTTTCTTGAATTATTATAAGATACCTTTTAAGTAACGGAACAAATCTCTTGTACGTTCACCACGAAGGATATGTTGGATTGTTTGTAGCTCCA